ATAAAAAGTTTTTTAAAAATAATAAAATGAAAAAAAAGTTTATAAAAAGATTTGCTCATTCAATTCAATCAAAAGGAAGTTTAAGGGGCGGAAATAGAGCATGTCTTTGTCCTGACCTTACTTATCATGTTAATTGTTGTGATGGAAGTTTATTTGCGCAAGGAGTAGGGCAAGGGTAAAACACAAACCATCTTAAATAAAAAAAATATTAACAAATAAAAAAAATAAGGGAACACTTTTAAAAAAAATCGTTATAACAGTAAGAACATAAAAACTCATAATAATTATGACTGCAACTAGTGTATTGGAAAAAATTAAAGAACTTTTAGGAATTGAATTAGCTCAAATTGAAAAAATAGAGCTTAAACAAGTAACTCTTGACAATGGAGTAATTATTGAATCTACTAGCTTTTTGCCAGGAGATGAAGTTTTTATAATTGGAGAAGATGATTCAAAAATACCTTTACCAAAAGGAGAATATGAAATGAGTGATGGCCAAAAACTTCTTGTAAAAGAAGACGGTATAATTTCAAGCACTTCAGCTGGTGGTGAATCTGTCGCCCCTAAGGAAGAAGTCGAAGCCTCGAAGGAAGTTGAAGCTTCTAAGGAAGTCGAAGCCTCGAAGGAAGTTGAAGCCGCTGAAGACCCTTTGTATGTTACTAAAGAAGAGTTCAACGCTGCTATTGAAGAAATTAAAAACACGATCAGTTCTATTTCACAAAAAGAAGAGGAGTTAAAAGAAGAGGAGTTAAAAGAAGAGCTTTCCAAAAAAGAAGCCTCAAAAGAAATTGAGCTTTCTCTTGAATCCGTTGATCCTATTCATATTAATCCGGAAGCTTCTTTAGAAGAAACATCAAATATAAATTACTACAATAACGAAACAGAAACATCAAAAAAACTAACTCAAATATTAAATAATCTATAAACTATGGCACTATCTATTACAACAACTTATGCAGGCAAAACAGCCGGAAAGATACTTTCTCAAGCTCAATTAAGCTCAGATATGATATCTAACGGGGGTTTAACAGTCCTTCCAAACGTACAGTATAAAGCTGTACTTAATAAATTCACCTCTGCGTCTGACCTTGTGGTTAATGCCAGTTGTGATTATGCAAACGCTGGAACGACTACTTTGACAGAAAAAGTATTAACTACCAAACCTCTACAAATAAATACGACATTTTGTGTTAAGGATTTTTCAACGGATTGGTTGGCTCACGAACAAGGAGTATCGGCTTATAAAGAAATGCCTAAAACTTTTTCTAGTTTTATCATCAAGCATTATGCTCAAAAAATAGCAGAACATACAGAACAAAATATCTGGTCAGGAGCTGTTGGCACTACTGGAAAATTTGACTCTTTACCTGTTTTATTAGCGGCTGATTCTACTGTTGTTGATGTCACGTCTGCGGCGATAACTTCGGCAAATATTTTAACAAAATTAGGAGAAATTTCGGATGCAATTCCTGCAGCTGTTAAATACTCTCCAGATATGAAAATATATATTGGAAATGCTGACTTTGCAAAGTATGTACGTGCTTTAGGCGGTTTCGGTGCTAGCGGCCTCGGAGCATCAGGTGTTTCAAATTTAGGCAGTACCTTTTTTGCAGGACAAGCTCTAAGCTTTGAGGGAATTCCACTTTTTAGAACAAATGGACTTGGTGAAAATGTATTAGTTGCAGCAGAATCTACAAATATTTTTTATGGTACGTCTACATTAAGCGACCAAAATGAAATCAAAATAGTAGATACTAGAGAAACTTTAGGAGATTTAAATTCTCGCTTTATTGCCCGTTGGGAAGGTGGTCTCCAAACAGGTATCGGCGCAGACATCGTTTATAGAATTAATTCTTAATAATAGCTAGCTGAAATGCTAACAAAAAAAATTTTTAATGATTTATGTCATGTTTACTAACAGCTGGCAGGGCTATAAACTGTAAGGATACAATCGGTGGGATTTCAAGGGCTTGGCTAACAACTAGTTCTTTTGGAGCATTAACCTTAGGATCAGATGGAGAAGTTACTGTAATTGCAGGAGCGAGTATTTCTTTATTTAAATACGATTTAAAAGGCGCTAACGGATTAGAAACCGCAATTAATTCATCTCCAGAAAATGGAACTGTATTTTTTGAAAGCACCTTAACTCTGCAACTTCCAAAATTAACGAAAGAAGATATAAAGGAATTAAAATTATTGGCTTATTCAAGACCGATTATTTTTGTGGAGACTCGAAATGGAGATTTATTAATGATGGGTCATAAACATGGTTGCGAACTCTCGGGATCAATTAGCTCCGGAGTAGCCTTTGGAGATTTTAATGGTATGAGTTTAACATTTATCGCAACTGAAAAAATTCCTCCACAATTTGTTATATTAAGCGGAGCTACTGATGCAGATCCATTCGATGGAGACAGCGATATCACTGTAACAGCTGGTACAAACTCTTAATATTGTTTTGTTTTAAGTTCATGTGTTTGAAAAAGAGGGGGCTTATACCTCCTCTTTTTTTATAATTTAAATTTGTTATGATAAAATTGTTAACCTCGAATTCTGCACAAACTTTCACTTTTATTCCTAGATTTTATGCAGATTTGGGTTCTGCAGATTATAATGTTCTTTTAGTCTCAGAGGAGGAGGGGTCAACAACTTATAATCAATCGGTTTCAACTTTTCCTTTAGTTGATTATTACAGAACTTATACCGCTGTTTTTTCTTTTACAGAAAATGCATTTTACCAACTTACCATAAAAAAAACATCTACTGGCCAAATACTTTATAGAGATAAAATTTTTGTAACCAATCAAACTTCATCGTATAGTATAAATAATAATGAGTATGTTTACAAACCGGAGTCATCAACTGAAGATTTATTTAAAATGTATTAAAAATGGAAAATAATTTAGGAGTCATAGAGCTTTCTCAATATATTAAGCCAGAAATTACAGAAAAAAACGCCTCAAACTGGGTTTCTGTAGGGTCTGACAATGATTTTTTTGATTATTTAATTAATTTATACACTGATTCGCCAACAAATCATTCTTTAATTAATGGTATTGCTGCTCAAGTTTACGGGAAAGGGCTAACCTGTAAAGACAAAAACATTAAACCTTCTGAACACGCTTCTTTATTAAGCCTTTTTTCTAAAAAAGATTTAAAAAGAGCTATTTTAGATCTTAAAATTATAGGAATGGCGGCTTTTCAGGTTTCTTATGCCGGAAAAAAAGTGGGAAAAGTGACTCATTTTCCTATGCAAACTTTAAGACCTGAAAAATTAGATCCTAAAGGAGATGGACAAATTAAAGCTTGGTTTTATCATCCTAACTGGAAAGAAGCTAAAGAGACCGACTCTCCTTTGAGGATTCCAATCTTTGGATCAAAGAAAAAAAATGAAATTTATATCATTCAAAAATACACTCCTGGAAAAAATTATATAAGCTATCCAGAACACTACGGATCAGCGGCTTATTGTGAATTAGAAAGCAATATTTCTGATTATCTTTTAAATACCGTGTCAAATTCCTTTTCAAGTTCTAAAATGATTTCATTTAATGGAGGCGTTCCAGATAGAGAAAAAATGATAGAAATAAAAAACGAAGTGATTCAAAAATTAACCGGCCAATATGGTGAAAAGCTTCTAGTTAGTTTTAATGCAAGCAAAGAAACCGCTCCTGAAATAATAGATTTACCTATTCAAGATGCTGCCGCTACTTATCAATATCTGTCTGAAGAGTGTTCTAGAAAAATATTAATAGGCCATAGAGTAACATCTCCCCTCCTTATAGGGTTAAGAGATGGGAACTCCGGTTTGGGGTCAAACGCTGATGAAATTATAAATGCTTCAAGGTTATTTGAAAATATTACAATAAAGCCTTATCGTGATATTATGACTGATTCTATTGAAGAAATTTTAGCTGCAAATAAAATAACTTTAGAGGTTTATTTTGAAACACTAGAGCCGTTAGAATTTAGAGAAAAAATAATTGATGTCGAAAATGTAGAAGATAAAATAGACTCTTTAAAACTCAATAAACAAGAAATGCCTTTAGAACTAGAGGCTAAAATTTTAAAAAATTTAATAGGTGAGGAGATTTCTGACGAGTGGGAGCTAATAGAAGACCAAGAAGCCGGATCAATGGAGGAGGAGTTCCAGGCTCAAAAAAATATACAACTTTTAGAAAAATCCGCTATTAAACTTTTTTCCTTTACTCCAGAAACATTAGAAAAAAGCGAATACGATCAAGGCCTTTATCTTTTGCGCTATAAATATGATGGCAATTCAGCTCCAGAAAGAAAATTTTGTGAAACAATGATGGAGCGTAACCAAGGTAAAAAGTATGGTGTTTTATACAGATATGAAGATATTGAAAAACTTTCTGCATTAGAGCCGAATCCAGATTTAGCCCCTAAAGACGCTACTTTCTACGATTTGTTCCTATATGCGGGCGGAAATAACTGTAAACATCGTTGGAGGCGTATGGTTTTTTTCAGGAAAAGAGAAGACGGTAAATTTTTACCTAAAAGTAAGACCAAGATTTTTGAAAATGATAAGAAAGTGGCTAATACTCCATTTAAGCAACCTCAAAATTCTGGTTTGGCACAAAAAACCCCAGCATCGAGAAATATTGGAAATAAAAAATAAGTAAAGTGGATAACGTTAGTTGATTTTATCGTTATAAAAGTATAATATATCAATAATGGCAAGAGGTTTATTTATTAATGCAAAAGAACTCAAAAGATTTACATCTTTGAATGGGAACGTTGATAGCGATCGTTGGTTGGATAGTGTTTTTGAGGCTCAAAATCGCCACATTAAACAATTATTGGGTACAGACTTATATGTTAAAATTCAGGGCCATATAGAGGCCGGAAATATAGCCTCATATTCAACTTACAAAGCTTTATTAGATGAATATATAAAGCCGACCTTAATTAATTATAGTATGGTTGAATTAATACCGAATTTACATTTTCAATTATCTAATAAAGGAATTTTTATTCATAATTCGGAAAATTCTCAAAGTGCTACTTCAGAAGAAATAAATTCAATCGTTCAAAGATATAGAAGTGTCGCTCAATATTATGCAACAAGGCTAACGGATCATTTAAGTTTTTATAGCTCAAGTTTTCCAGAGTATTCAACTAACACAAATGATGAAATTAACCCTTCTAGAGAAGGATATTTCACCGGACTAGTATTATAAAAATGGCAAACGTATCGAATTTTGGGACTATATATTGTTATTCTTATTGGGGAGACCCAGACGATAACTTAAAAACATTAGCACCAAGATTTTGCCCTGACTGTATCGATACAATAATAGGCCTTGGTCTTTCAAATGCGGGCGAAGGATATTTAAATAGCATTACAATTGATACTAATAAAATTTTATTAAGTCAATCTACAACCGTTTCACATCTTTAAAAAATAAAATATAATGAGTAAAAGTACATTAAATGTCGGATCCGCTGCCAATGCAGGCGATGGAGACCCACTAAGAACGGCCGCCCAAAAAATCGAGGCTAATTTTGTTGAAATTTATGCAGAATTCGGAGACGGAACAAACTTGTCAAATGGAAACACGACTGGTCAAATTTTAGTTGCTGATGGCACTAAATATGTTAATAAAACTCAGTCCGGAGATGTAACAATTATCGCCTCTGGAGCTTCTACAATTAAAACAGATGTGGCCTTAGCTGGCAATCCAACTACGACAACTCAAAGTGCTGGTAACAATTCAACTCGAATTGCGACCACTGCTTACGCTGATAGCGCTGTTTCGGCTGTTATTGATTCCGCTCCAGATGCGCTAAACACCTTAAATGAGTTGGCAGCGGCTTTAGACGATACAGCTAATTATGCGGCCACAATAACAACGGCCCTAGGAACAAAACTTGTTAAAGCAAGTAATTTAGATGATTTAGGTTCAGCCTCTGAATCTGTAATTAATTTAGGAATCAATGCAACAGCGACTGAATTAAATATTATGGATGGTTCGGCAACGAATCAAGCGACTGTAACTCTTTTAGGTACTGATGGAGTTGTAATAAGTGATGCTGATGAAATGAAACAAGCTTTAGTATCTGATTTTGATACTTATGTAAGCGGAACAACTAAAACATTAACCAATAAAACATTAACAAGTCCTGTTTTAAATACTGGTGTAAGTGGAACAGCTATTTTAGATGAAGATACTTTGTCTTCTAATAGTGCAACACAATTAGCCACTCAGCAATCTATTAAAGCTTATGTGGATGCTACCGTTACGGCACAAGATTTAGACTTAACAGACGGCACAACCGCTATAGATATTGATTTAGATTCTGAATCTTTGTCAATTCTTGGAGGTACTGGAATTACTTCTACAGCTTCCGGCACTGGGGTGACTTTAGCTTTAACAGCTGGAGGCATTGCAACCGCTTCAGTTGCTGATGATGCAATTACTTCTCCGAAATTAGCCCTTTTTGATGATAGTGCTGCTGCTACAAATACACATATTTTAGTCGCTGATGGCACTGACTTTGTAAACGTTGCAATAAGTGGAGATGCTACACTGGCCAACAATGGAGCTTTAACAATAGCTGCAGGAGCAATTGAGAACTCAATGCTAGCGGATGATGCAGTTGATTCAGATGAACTTGCTGCAGGCTCAGTAGATGCTGCTCATATGTCGGCAAATTCTATTGATAGTGCTTCTTATGTAGATGCCTCGATTGATACAGCACACTACGCTGCAGGCTCAGTAGACGCTACTGCCTTGGGTGCAGATTGTGTGACCGCAGCCAAGATAGGCGATGATGTCATTAATTCTGAACACTATGCCGCAGCCAGTATTGATAATGAACACCTTGCCGATAATGCAGTTGATTCAGATGAATTAGCCGCTGGTGCAGTTGATACAGCTCATATCGCTGATGATAATATTACTCACGCCAAATTAGAAAACAGATACACTGCTATAAATGCAATAAGTTCTACTTCGGGAGCTTTTAATATTGATTGGTCACTTGGAGCGATACACACATTAGTCCTTGGAGGAAACCATACGGGGACTTTCATTAATTTTAAAGTAGGTCAAGTAATTGATATAACTACTTCAGGGGATCACACTTTAACTTTTGATGCAACTTCGTCAGGAACAGCAGCAATAAGAAAGGCAGGAGGAATTGATTTTGATGGCTCGGTAACTCAAATAATTCAAGTTGTTTGCGCTTCTGCTGACAGTACGACCCCAATTTTCTATTATACTGTCAACACTTGGGCTGTTGATACAATACCTTAATAAATAAATAAAATGAAAGCAATAAAAATAAATAATAAAATTCACAGTTACAACGTAATTCCTTCTAGATGGGTCGGTAAAAAAAACTATATTGGTGGTTTTCATAAATTATCAGACAGCAAACTACAAGAAGAGGGTTTTTTTGATGTGG